TGACCATGACCATATTGCTGAGCTACTTCATGACAATGACGAGTTCTTAGCTTTTGCTTGGGCATCATCTGCGGCTCAATCTAAAAAACGTATGGTGTTAGGTCAATGTGAAAAAGTGATGTTTAACGTGGGTGGTTGGAAGAAAGCACGACAAGAACAACAGATGCGGGACTGGTATGGTTTTGTACCCACTTATTTAATTACGATTGATGCGAGTTATTGTGAAAAGAGCAATGACCGTAACTTTTGCGCGTTACTCGATCATGAGCTTTATCACATTGGTGTAGAACGCGATGAAGATGGTGAAATGCTGTATAGCGATATGACAGGTTTACCTAAACATTATTTGGCAGGTCACGACGTTGAAGAATTCTTTGGTGTGGTCAGACGTTGGGGCGCAAATGAATCAGTTAAACGTTTGGTCGAAATCACAAAGAATGCGCCGTTTGTTGCTGATGTTGATATTTCTAAGTGTTGTGGGACGTGTGTGATTTGAGCTGAGAGGCTCTTTTTTTGGTTATTTACGTTGACGTACGTTGACAGGTGGATATTTATGGCAGCCCTCAGAAAAGAGGTGAAACTCTTTATTGTTCGGTCACTTGCGCAGTTTAATACCCCCGAAGAAACAGCAAAGCTCGTCAACGAAGAATATAAAAATCTAAATGTTTCTCGACAACAGTGTGAGCGTTACGATCCAACCAAAAGAGCAGGTAAAGATTTAAGCGAAGAGTTTAAAAAAGAATTTGAAATAACGCGTTCGGAGTTTTTAGGTAAACCCGAACATATTCCAATCGCAAATCTAGTTGTTCGACTGCAGCGTTACGAAAATATGTTTTTAGCTACAAAGAACAATGTTCTTCGATTAAAAATTCAAGAACAAGCAGCTAAAGATATAGGTGGTCAATACACCAACCGAACAGAAGTGACGGGTGAAAATGGTGGACCTATTCAAAATGAGAATGTGACCTATGTGACAGCAACTAAAGAAGATGTAAGGCGGGCGATTGATGAACTCGAGAGTGAATACTGATCCCGTAAAATTGGAAGTTGAGCGTACCAAGTGTGAAGATGAACACCTGTTCTTTACACGTCGTTTCTTTAAGCCTCGCATGGGTTTTAAATTCTCAGTCAATTGGCATCATGAATATATTGCTGACAAGATTGATGAAGTGATTGCAGGAAAAATAAAAAACCTTGTAATTAATGTTCCACCTGGTAGTGGTAAGACTGAGCTTTTAACTAATCTAATTGCAAGAGGAATCGCACGAAATACACGTTCACGTTTTTTATATTTATCATTTTCTCAATCGCTCGTTGAAGATGTATCTGCCACAGCACGAAATATCGTGAAGTCAGAAGATTTCCAAAATTTGTGGCCAATCAAAATTTCCACAAGTACAGATGCAAAAGCGAGTTGGAAAACGACGGTAGATGGTTATGAGGCAGGACATGTTTATTCAGCATCAATGGGTGGTCAGGTTACAGGACGCCGTGCAGGTACATTAGCTAATAATGGATTTACTGGAGCGATTATACTTGATGACCCTTTAAAGCCTGAGGATGCATTTAGTAAAACTGCACGCAATAAAGCGAATCGTAAGATTTTAAATACAGTGAACTCGCGTAAAGCTAAATCATCGACACCGATTATTTTGATTATGCAGCGTTTACATGTTGAAGACCCAACCAATTTTGTGATGACGGGTAATGTACCAGGAGAATGGGAACAAATCAGTATCCCTGCGCTGATTGATGATGCTTATATTGAAGCGCTTCCTCAACATATTCAATCGAAAATCCCGCGTAATATTGAACGTGATGAAAAGGGGCGACAAAGTTATTGGCCATTAAAAGAATCATTACAGTCATTATTACAACTAGAACAAGGTGGACAGGATAAAGATGGGGCGGCTGTTTCTCGCTATACATTTAGTAGTCAATATCAACAGAGACCTAAAAAGCTTGGTGGTGACCTGGTTAAAGCTGAGTGGTTTGGGCGTTATCTTAAATTACCAGTACTGAAATGGCGGGCAATATGGGTTGATACAGCGCAGAAAACCAAAGAGCATAATGATTATTCAGTCTTTTTGTGTGGTGGTCTTGGATATGATGGCAAGTTGTACATTATTGATGTGAAACGTGGGAAGTGGGAAGCACCTGAGTTGATCAAAGAAGCCAAGCTATTCATCAACAAACATAAAGAATCCAACACAGAAATTGGAAAGCTTAGATATATGGCTATTGAGGATAAAGCCTCAGGGACCACATTGATTCAAACTATTTCAAGGCAAACTACATTGCCAATTAGAGCTATCCAACGAAGCATAGATAAGCTAACACGCACAATGGATGTGGTTTTTTATGTTGAAGATCGTATGGTGGTTTTACCTGCATCAGCTCCATGGTTGTTGAATTATGTTGAAGAGGTTGAAGGGTTAACTGCTGATATGACGCATGATCATGATGACCAATGGGACCCAACAATTGATGCAATAAATGACACTGTGGCAAGAAAACCAACAGTATTTGATTAGGAAAAATTATGGCTGAAAATACCAAGCCCGATGCAATAGGCGATGCAGGGGCATATACCAACTTTGCCTCTAATATTGGTACCGCACGAGATAAAGCATCACATGGGCAATTTGTACGCCATGATATTCCAGATGATCAACTCGAAGCGGTTTATCAAAATTGGTTAGCAAAACGTATCGTCAATCGTCCTTCCTCAGACATGCTTCGAGCAGGTTGGTTCTTTGAAAATATTCAAGGGAGTAATCTGAAAAAACTCGAAGAGGCATGTAAGCATTATCATTTAAATCAGGTATTACTTTCGAGTTTGATCCTGTCACGTTTGCATGGAAAGGTCTATGTATTGATTGGTTCAGCAGATGGGCAAAATCTAGATCAGCCTTTTGAGATCAATAAACTTGGTGTAGGACGCTTAGAGTTTTTTACGGTGATTAAGAAGAAGTACTTAACGGAAGATACTCGCAGCTATTTACCACCTTCAGCGTGTTGTGGATTACTCAAACAGCCTGAATTTTATAAGTTACGGTTTAATGATGGTACACCTGAAAAGCGTATTCATCATAGTCGCCTGATTAAGATTTGCCATGCTGATGTCGTCAGTGAAGAACCTCAGAGCATTTTGCAGGAGGTGTATGAAGATCTCTTAGATCATGCCAGTGTGAAGCGTAGTACAGCGAGTTTGGTACATGAATCCAAAATTGACATTATTCGTACACCGAGTTTGGTTGAAAAAATCACAGAGGATATGAAGACTGTTGTTGAGCGCTTTATGAGTGTGGGATTTTTAAAAAGCTTAAACGGTATGATTGTTCTGGATAAGGAAGAGGAATACGACTCTAAAACATATACATTTGGTGGTTTACCTGATTTGATGCGCGAGTTTTCTATTCAAACCGCAGGTGCAGCCGATATTCCTTATACCATTTTATTTGGTCAGTCTCCTGCAGGGATGAATGCCACAGGGGAACACGATACCCGTAATTATTACGATTCAATTGCCACAAAACAGGAATGGATGCTGAAACCTATTTTGATGAAGTTTTTAGCATTAATTTGCCAATCTACATTCGGTAAGCAGTTCCCTGATTTAAATGTGGTGTTTAATCCATTGTGGCAGCTTGATGCCAAGATTCGCTCAGAAGTGGAAAAGGCAAATGCGGAACGCGATGAAAAGTATTTGAATATGGGCATTATCACTGAATCCCAGATTGCACGGCAGTTACAGATTGATGGTGTGTACTCTGTGATTGATGATGATCACATTAAAGAATTGGAACTTATGGTGGATACAGATGGTAGCGAAGATCATTCAACTGTTAAAACCCCAACTACAACAGATCCAGAAGAGTAAGAAAGGGCGTAAACCTAAGCTAAAACCCATCAAAGTCAATCGTAAAACTGAGCTGTATTACACTCGTCAATTGCTTGCCATAGCGCGTTATTGCCAAGATCAAACCAAGGATATGGTTTTGCCTACTATAGGTGAAAACATTGGCGATAGTTGGTTTAGTGATATGTTTGGCAAGTTACGTACTCGATTTGATAATTATATTGCTGAGGTATCAAAGCCCTTAGCAACCAAGATTGTCATTGATGTTATGCAGGAGGTGGATAGCCAGATTGCTAATCATACTAAGTCTGCGATTGGGGTGGATCTGACACCGCTGTATCAAGCTTCCGATATTCAAAGTACAGTTGATTATAATATTGATGCAAATGTAGCATTAATTAAGTCTATTCCACAGCAATACGCACAGAAGTTAGAAGCTTTGGTTTTAAATGCCTTACAGACAGGGCAGACCAATGCGGAACTCGCTCAAGAAATTCATAAGCTTGGTCAAAGTACAGAGTCTAGAGCGCGTTTAATTGCTGCGGATCAGATGGGTAAGATCAATTCGAATATCAATAAACAACGTCAGTTGGATTTAGGTGTTGAGTCTTATACGTGGCAGACTGCCAAAGATGAGCGAGTTCGAGCAGATCATAGGCATAAGCAAGGTAAAACTTTTCGTTGGGATGAACCGCCAAGTGGTGGGCATCCTGGTGAGCCTATTCGTTGTCGGTGTGTGGCGTTGCCTAATTATGAGGATATTTTGGTTGATTAAATATTATAATTTTCATAGAGTTAACTTTTCTTAAATAAGGTGTTTTTATGAGAGTTGAAATTATTAATCATGACCATTTAGCTATTAATCTAAATTTAGATACCATCCCAAGAATAGATGAAACTATAAATATTGCTTTATCGGAAGGTGGGAGTATCTCGGGTGTGGTTAATTTTATTGAACACAATATTAGTCAAAACAATAATGATCATTATGTGATTATATTTCTTAGACCAGCTTAATACTACCGATTATATAAACCCTCAAATTTGAGGGTTTTTTTATGAACCCAATTTATGAAATCTAAGCCCAAACATATACCAACCCCATCACTACAAAAAGTACCTGATTCACCAAGCTTTGAACCATATTTATTCCTAATTTTTATTTGCTTGCTTGGAATGTTTCTGCTCTTAGGAACCTTATAACATTATGAAAACCCTATACCAACTCAAAATTGGTGATTTTGCACCAAGTGAATCGTCACGCTCATTTACCAAAGAAGGGTACTTGAAGTGCGTCAATGTTCGCTTAGCGAAAGCACCACAGGTACGACAGTACTATGCCTATGAATTCCCATCATTAGAGGGATTTACGGCAGATCAAATCATTAATGTCTACACACCTGCAGATGAACTCTTTAAACCTGAATCGGTAGCGAGTTTTTCAAATGTAGATGCTACGGACTATCACCCACCAAAGAATGAAATCAATGCTTCTAACTGGAAGGACTACCACATTGGCTATTGTGAGAACGTCCGCCAAGAAGGTGATTATCTGGTGGGGGATTTACTGATTAAAGACAAGATCAGTATCGATCTCATTCAAAGTAATGAGCGCATTGAAATGTCGCTTGGTTATGCGGCACTCCTTGTTTTAGAGAATGGTACCGCACCTGATGGTACGCCATACCAAGCGAAGTTTATTAATTTTATTGGCAATCATGTGGCACTGGTGAAATATGGTCGCTGTGGTGGTGATTGTCGGATCGGTGACCAAAACCCAACTCCACAAGAGGAAAACTTCATGGAAGTTATTGTAAATGGTATGCGTTTTGACATTGGTGATAATAAACCATTGGCAGATGCTTTGAAAATCCAACAAACCCAAATTGAAAACTTAAAAGCCGCAAAGCTTAAAGTCGGCGATAAGCAATTTTCAATTGGTGATGAAATGGCTGCAGTTCAGGCAGTTGTCGATACATTACAAACTGAAAACACGCAGTTAAAACAGCAAGTCGGTGATTTAGAAAAAAATCAAATGACCCCTGAAAAGTTAGAACACGCTGCAGCAGAACGCGCAACAGTAATTGCCGATGCTAAAGCACTTGTGCCTAACGTTAAAACAGAAGGTTGTACCTGTGAGCAGATTAAGCGTGATGTGATTAGCGCCAAAGCAGGTGACACGCTTGTGACTGCTGTATTGGGTGGTGTATCGGTAGGTGATGCCAAGCCTGATCAGATTGACACTGTATTTCGTGCTTTATCTGCGGTGAAAGGTGTAGCACATACTAACTCGGTCAATACAGCATTGAATCAGTTCCAGCATCAACCCACCAATGTTGGGGATCAAAACCCTGATACCAATCAACAAAAGTCAAGCAGCAAGCAAGATGCTTGGAAACAATCATTCTAATAGGGGAATCGAGCATGTCTTTAACACCTCAAGCAATTCCAGGTATGCGTGCGCGTTTGCACATGCCTGAAGAAATTTTATCGTTACCTGTGTCGGGTAGTACTGTGCTCAGTGATGGTGATGTGGTGGTGCAATCTACAGATGGTAAAACTGTATCGGCTGTCGTAGGTGCGACCAATACTAAATTTGGTGTGGTGGTATTTCAGCATATTGGCAAGTCAGGAAAAAATGCGAAAGGTCTTGAAGCTTACCAAGCCAAAGACTGTGCACCAATCATGCAGATTGGTTCTGTATGGGTAAAACCCACTACGCCTGTTACAGATATTAATGCCAAGGTGTATGTACGTACTGCCAATGCAACAGTAGATGCACCTTTAGGATCTCTTTCATCGGCTGCTTTGGATTCAACTGAATTACCCAACGCAGCATGGGAAACCATCACAGGTGCAGATGGTATGGCAATTCTTCGTTTACGTGGAGCGTAATACATGTCTAAACAATTAGAACAAATGAAAATCCGTTTAACGGCGGTGGCACATGGGGTGCAAGCAGCAGTCGGTGATGCCTTTAACTTAGATACATTTGCTAAGTTACTCATCAAGCTTGAATCGATTGATGAAATGTCACCACAATTGGCAGAAGCACAAGCCTATGCAAAATACCTACCGCTTGAGTCACTGACAGGTGCGGTAGTAGGCTCGGCAAGTGTATTACAGCGTAAACGTGGTGTGGGTCGTGGTAAACGTCATTCTGGTTTAGGTAATGATGTGCCATTGGCTGAAGTGTTATATGACGAAGTAAAATTGACCGTCCAAGTCGGTGTGATTGGTTATGAAACTACGATTTTTGAAACTGCTGCAGCATTACGTGCAGGAATTTCATTGGCATCAGATAAAATCACTGCAGCGCGTTTGGCATATGAAAACCATATGAGCGATGTAGCATGGTTTGGTGAATCTGATACAGGTTTACTAGGTTTTTATAATCAAACAGGTGTGGAAGTGATTGCATCTACTGTGGATTATGCAACAGCGATCATTGAAGTGGTTTTGGCTGATATTAACAAAGCCATCAAAGGTGCAACCAACGCATCGAAGTTTGATGCCAGTGTACAGCCTGATACTTTTGTGATGCCTGAAAATAAGTTCACGATTTTAGCAAGTCGTATCGTTCCTGATTCGGCAGGTAAAACTTTCCTTGAATATATTAAGGAAAAGAACACCTTTGCAATGCAGGGTAAAACCATGACCTTTACTTCTGAAAGCTACTTGGAAGGTAAAGGTGTGGGTGGTACAGACCGCAGTATTATTTACCGCCGTGATCCAAACTGTATTACTTTCCGTTGTAATGATCTTGAGTTTTTAGCAGCACAGCCAATCAACTACGCAATTCGCACACCGGGTCACTATATGTATGAAGGTGTACATCTGAAGCGCGTTGATTCATTACGTTATTATGATGTGGAATAAGGAAAAATAAACTATGGCAAAAATTACATACAGCGGCTTACAAGCCGCTTTTTCTTTTGATGGTATTCAGATTGGCAAAGGTCAAACCATTGAGCTGACTGGTGCTGAGTTGACCAAATTGCAAAAAGGAAAAGTCTTTAAGGCTTTGCTTGAATTGGGTGATCTTTCAGTGGATGACACGCAGGACAGTAAAACTACAGGTCGTAAAGGTTCAAGCAAGTCAGATCCTGAACTCGATAAAGTACGTGCTGAGTTAAAAGCTTTGGGTGTGACTTATGCGGATGATGAAACATTAGAGCAGCTGCAAGCTAAACTCGCTCAAGCTCAAGAATAATAGGTGATGCATGGACTTACAGACTTTCCGAGAAAGATTTAAATCAGATTCTCAACTCTACAATGCAAGTGAGCCAGAAATACAAGATGCTTTGGAAGAAGCGGAACTTGTGGTATCGGTCGTGGAATTTGGGCAGTTAAAAGAACGCGCTGTAGGTCTTTATGCGGCACATATTTTAAAAGTTCAAAAAGCTAATCCAAATGGTACCGCCATTTCAAATGCAAGTAATATGTCGATTGCAGGACAAAGCGTTGGTTTTTCGCGTTCTGCAAAAGAAACGTTCTACGATCAAAGCATTTATGGCCAACGTTATTTGGCATTAAAAAATTCTATTCCAATCGATAATCAAGGCACCAACCCTAATAATCTGCGTGTTGGTGCCTTTGTTGTTTAGGAGAAAATCATGTCATTTAAATATCAAGCACCACTACATTTTAAAAGTACAAACATTCAAATAGCTGGGCAGATGTACTTTCTTGATACACGAAATATCATTGAGTCAGATCAAGATATTTATTACATCTTGCAGCCAATGGGTTTTACACGTTATGTGGAAGAGCCTAAAAAAGTCACAGCAGTTGCTACCACTAAAAGCTAGGTGATGTATGGTTGATTCGGTTGATGTACAAATTCATCTAAATGAAGAAAATAATCGGATTAAGAAAGAAATCCGTAAGACCATCACAGCATTGACCTTAAAACTACAGCGAACTATTCAGGAAGATATGCTCAGTGGACAACGACTCAATGTCCAATCAGATCGTTTACGTGGTTCATTGGTTTCACGTATTTCTGAGTCAGCAGAAATGTTTGAAGGGATTGTATCTGCAGGTGGTGCTCATGTGAAATATGCCTTTATTCATGAGTTTGGCTTGGCTGCTGCCGTAAACATCAAAAGTCATTTGCGTCATATTAAACAGGCATTTGGTAAACCTATTACACCTAAGGATGTATTGGTAAAAGCACACAGTCGAACTGTTAATTTTAAGGAACGCCGTTTTATGCGGGATTCTTTAGATGAAATTGGTAAAACCGTGCCAAAGAATATTGAGAAAGCGATTGAGCGAGGATTGAAAAATGAATAGTGAAGCTATTTACCAAGCTTTGTTTGATCAGCTCAGCAATATCCAAGGCATGGTGACAGTCAGCCGCAGATTACGTCATTTTAATCATGTGGGTAATGAAAAACGTCCTGCGTTATTTATTACTCAGGGCAATCAGGATGAAAATGCAGTTAAAGGTTTAAATGCCAAGATTGAACTCGCTGCAGAAGTTTATTTGTATATCTATGAAGCTGATCCTGAAAAAGCTATAGGAATGCAGATCAATCATTACCTTGATGCTATTCGAGAAGCAATGAAGCCTGAATATCCTGAAATGTGTGAATACCAAACCTTAGGCGGTTTAGTTGAGCATTGTTGGATTGATGGCACGATTGAAGTTTTTGAAGGTGTGGATGGGATGATTGATGGACAAGGTATTGCGATTGTCCCAATTCGAATCTTAACCACCAACTAATGATTTAATTCAAATTATGACCACCTCTTTAGGTGGTTTTTTCATTTTATAGAGGTCTAAATCAATGGCTCAATATTTATTTGGTGCAGGTAAGTTGTTTGCCACGCCAATTGTAGATGTTTATGGTCAACCGATTACTAATCCTACACCTGTTGAGATTGGTGTTATGCAGTCAGTATCAGTTGATCTATCTTATGACTTAAAAGAACTTTTTGGTCGTGGACAGTTTGCTGTAGATGCTGCACGTGGTAAGGGTTCAATTAAGTGCAAAGCAACAATTGGTCGTATCAGTGGTGCGTTACTGAACTCGATTTTCTTTGGTGGTGTTGTTGCTGACGGTGGAATAGACGTTGTTACTCAAACCATTAATGGTGAAAAAATCCAAACAGGTGGAACGTTAACGCCTGTTGTACCAAACGCAGGTACTTTTGTGAAAGATTTGGGTGTAACAGATGCTAAGGCAATTCCATTGAAGCGTGTTGCATCTGCACCCGTAACAGGTCAATACAGTGTCGATCAGGCAACGGGTGAATATACCTTTGCTGTGGCTGATGTCGGTAAAGTGGTATTTATCAGCTTTAAGTATTCTGCAACGGTTGCAGGTGCCAAGTCAGGTTTAGTCAATAACTTGGATATGGGTTATACCCCTGAATTTTCAGTTAACTTACAGCGTGAATATAAAGGTAAATTTATGGGCATGGAGTTCTTCCGTTGCACCAGTAATAAGCTCGGCTTCAGCTCAAAACAAGATGATTACGATCTACCAGAGTTCGAGTTTCAGCCGATGGCTGATGATCTTAACCGCGTCTTTCATTGGAATCTTTCGGAGTAATGATTCATGTTATTTAATCAAGTTGAAAACCCACGTGGCACGACCGTTGTCATTGATGGTCAGTCTTTTGTTTTTGCGCCGTTATCTTTGGGTGCGGTTGAAAAGCTTTTACCTGCACTACAAGAATTTAAACCACATGATGTAGGGCTTGTGATTGATGTCGCACATAAATCATTGAAGCGTAATTATCCTGATATTAGTCGTGAAGACGTTTCAGATATGATTTATATGGATCAACTTGAAGAAGTGATGGGCGCAGTCATGTCAGTTTCAGGTTTGAAAAATAAGCAAGATTCAAATGGTGATGAATCGGGGGAATAAACTGGGAGGAAATTTATACTCATTTGGTGCTGACCACAGGTAAGGATTATGACTATGTACGTGATCAGATGGATTTGCCGAGGTTATACGCACTGAATGAGTATCAGCTTAAATTTCCTCCCGCCGATGTTGGTGTACAGCGACTTTGCCGTATTTTAGAGGCGCTTATGGGAATTGAGGAAAATCAACAACAGGAAGAATCTGAAGAGGATGATTTGGAAGAGATGTTGAGCGCGTTCCCACAGGGGTAACTTCGGTTGCCCTTAATTGAATATTTAAAAAGCAAAAACCCAAGATTCGCAGTCTTGGGTTTTTTGTTTTCCATTGAACAGAGCAAGAACAAGAGGAAAAGATTTTTACATGGTCGATTTTACCACAAATTTAAATGGGTTGTTAAAAATGACAGCAGATATTTCTATATGGCGATTAGTATTTTTGTTATTAGCTGTGATTACCTGCATCCTTGCTTGGCAGTCACCACAATTTTTTAAAGCATATCTTGAGTATAAGAAACAGAAGGTTAGTCAAGATGATGAATAAGTTATCAGAAAGTAAACCTTTAAGAATTTGGTCTTACATAATTGTTTTATCAATATTAATTGGAATACTTGCTTGGCAAGCTGCACCAATTATTTTAGCTGTGGTTGAGCTAATTAAAGTAATTGGATAATCAAATAAAGTATAAATCAATCATTTAGGGTGACTTTGGTTGCCCTGATTGATTTTTATTCTCTTATTAGTTAAGGTTCTGCTTACTTTACAATAGCTTGAGAATATTATGAAGAAAGCCATTAAGTGGGTTTTGATTGTTTTTTTTGGATTATTTGTTTTAAATGTTGTTATTGAGATGAGTTTAAGAGGGGATTCATCCTCAGAGTATAAAAAAAATGAGGGTAGTACTATAAACAAAGAGGAGGATGCTGAATTACCTAAAGGTATACAATACGAAGGTAAAACAACTGATTCTGCAGCAAGAGGAATGATAATTCTTGTTAAAGAGAAATTAACTAAAGATGCTATTAATGCGGAATCGGTACAATTTAAAAATGTATTTTATGCAAATCAAAATAATATGACCGCAATTTGTGGTGAAATTAATATTGTAAAAAGTTCAGGAGCAAGTGGATACAGACGTTTCATTTCCAATGGTATCGCTGATACTGCAATGGAAGGGTATTCTAAAAATTTTAATGCATTATGGAATCAAGTGTGTAAACACTAAGAAACACTCGTAGTCAGATGTTCTAAAGACCACTCATTGAAGTGGTCTTTTATTGCGCTAAATTCATAGCTCGTATCTACGAGCTTTTTTATTGCCTGAGGAAAAGTAATGGCGAACGAAGTTGAAGTAAAAATCACAGCCTCAACTGAGGCATTAAGTCAGGGCATGAATCAGGCAACTGATAAAGTTCAAGCTGCAGCAGTCGATATTAATCGTATTGCAGATACCATTAAAAATGCATTTGATGGTGTACGTGATTCACTTAAAAATATTGATATCAGCTTGAATATTGATATGAGTGATATGCAGCAACGTTTAAATAGTGCTGTGGATACGATTCGAACGCGCATCAATGGTATCGCTGATGATGCAAAGGTAAAACTAAAATTAGACACCACATCTTTAAATAGTGAACTTGGACAAGCAGAAAGTTTAATTCAAACTCGCTTGGCTGCATTACCCTTGCAAAATATCCGCTTAGATATTGATACACATGAAATTCAGCAAAAGTTTAATCAACTTGGTGCACAAATCATTAAGGTTAAACCCAAGTTAGATAGTCCATCCTTAACTGCTGAAATTGCTTTGATTAAAAATAGACTGAATGCTGCTTTTGCTGCAGGGGTTAAAGTCAAAGTTATTCCGAGTTTGTTACAGGCAGATATTTCAAACTTAAAAATGAAGCTACAAGGGCTGACCAATAAAACTTATAAAGTCAAACTTGGTATAGATCTCACCTATCTGAATAATCAGATTAATCTTGCGCGTTCTATGTTAAGTAACTTGAGCACTGGCTTGGCTATCAATATTGATGCTACGAGCAATCTACTTCGTGCATCACTTGATCGCGTAAAAGTGGCTTTGGATCTGCTGCGCCATCAACTTAGTACGGGCGGTGGCAGCGGAGGCGGTGGACCATCAGGTGGTGGATCAGGTCCTAGTGGACGTGGTGGTATTTTGACGAGTTTTGCGGGAAACTTCCTTGCAAATATGACAAGTCAAATCATGTCACAGCTAGGTGCGTTAACCGCAGAAGTAGTTCGTAACGCGCGTGAAATTGAAAATATGTCACGTCTTGCTAACACAACCACACAAGAATTTCAGGAGTGGGCATTTGCCTCATCTTCTGTTGGTATAAGTCAAGAAAAACTCGGTGACATCATGAAAGATGTGAACGATAAGTTTGGTGACTTCATGCAAACAGGTGGTGGAGAGATGGCAGACTTCTTCGAAAAAATTGCACCTAAGGTTGGAGTAACTGCTAAAGAGTTTCAAGGATTATCAGGTCCTCAAATTCTTGAAAAATATTACCAGACTTTGCAAAAAGCTAATGTATCGCAAGCTGAAATGACGTTCTACATGGAGTCAATCGCCAATGATGCAACCTTACTAGCACCATTGCTTGCGAATAACGGCGAAAAGCTTAAGGAGATGTCTAAACAGGCGCACGAACTTGGTGTGATTCTTGATGATGAGGCAATTCAAGCAACCAAAGAGTTTCAAGGTGCATTGGGTTTGATTGGTGCAACCATCAAAGGTGTTGTTGCAAATTTGGTCGCTGATCTTGCACCTGGTTTAAAAACCATGGCGAATAACTTTTTACGCTATATGTCTGAGTCAAAAGGTTCAATTGATGATGCGGTTGGGGCAATTATTACCATTTTTAGTAGTCTCTCTGAAATTGTGGAATCAACAGTAGGCGTGATTGGTGATATTTGGACAGACCTCACACAAGATATTGGCGATGGCTCACTGCAGCAAATAACTTTTATGGACTTGGTTTCAGGTGCAATCAAGGGATTTGCAGCAGCTGCAGTAGGTTTAAAAGTAGGTATTCAATCTGCCTTTGCAATCATACGAGCAGTGATTGTTGCTGCATGTCAGGCAATTTCTATTGCATTTACAGGCGTGTTAAATGGTTTTGGTGCATTAAAAGAAACGATTCAATTTGGCTTGGACTATTTGGGTACCAAGTTTAGAACTTTTGGCAATATTGTCAGTCGTATTTTGAGTTTTGATTTTTCTGGTGCGAAAGCAGCTTATGAGCAAGGCTTTAAGGATTTAAGCGATATTACTGATCGTTACTCATCAAAAATGAGTACTCGCATGGATTGGTTAAAGTCTGATTGGAATAGTGGTGTAACAAAGTCAGTTGATGCAGGAGTAAATGCTTGGAATAAAATAGGTCAAGTTACAGAAGATGGTAATAAACAATTTACCAATTTGTTCTTAAAAAACCCGACTGAAGTTAAACCACCTGCGCCCATTAAGCCACCGCCAAATACCTTTAACTCAAATAAAGGGATCGGCACAGGTACAAAGGATGATGAAAAAAAGGCGAGCGATAAAGCAAAAAGCGATGCTGAAAAAGCTGTAAGCAATCGCTTGATCGGCATTTCAGGAAATACTGGTATTGGCACAGGGGCTCACTTAGATGTCCGTTACTCTGGGAAAAATGCACCCGTCAGTGCGGAACATTTAGCACGTTTACAAGCAGGTGGTAAACCTCTTTCAGCCTATAAAATGACATCAGGCTATGGTCCTAGAGAAGCGCCGACAGCAGGTGCTTCAACTTTCCACAAAGGCATGGATTTTTCAATGCCTGTGGGAACACCTATTACGACTAATCACAGTGTTAAAAATGTTCAGACATTTAACAGTGGAAAAGGTGGTTACGTTTCTAAAGTTACTTTTGCGGATGGTGTTGTGTTGAGTCTACTGCACCAATCCCCAGATGTTATGAATAAGGTTCCAAAAGGCGCTACAGCGGGTTCAGCGAACAAAAGTAAAACTGGTGGTGAAAATGATGATTATTTTAAATTTCAAGAGGAGCAAAATCGTCAAGCTGAACAGGCTGAAAAAGAAAGACTTGAGTTGAAGTACAAATATGCCACTGAGCAAGAGAAGGTGGAGCAGGACTTAGCAAGAGCAATTCAGCGTATCAATGACTCAACAGCTTCAACTGATGATAAAAAGACTTATCGAGTTAAAGCTGAGCAAGAGGCGCAAGCGCAAATGGTTGAAATCAACCTGAGGGCATTAGAGCAGAAGCAGGCGATTGATGAGCAAGAAATTCAGTTTAAATTAGATACAGCACAGCGGATATTTGAGATTGAAAAATCAAATATTCAGGCTGCATTTGATGCAGGTCGAATTTCAAATGTTGAAAAGCTAAAACTCGAAAAGCAACTTGAAGATCAACTCTATTTAATTAAACGAGATGGTTTAATCCGACGTTTAGAACTACAAAGTGCTCGATCAGAGATTACAGGTAAGCCTGAAGGGCAAGCTGTTGCAACTAATGCCATTGTTGATTTAGACCATCAAAAAGCAATCTCTGATACACAAAACCCTAAATTACTTAGCGATGCTGAAATGGCTGACTTTGAGAAAAAGTTTGGTGGTTTAACTTCACGTATGTCAAGTTTGTGGGGGAAGGGTATTCAAGAGATGGTGAATGGTACTTTTACATGGAGTAGTGCGACTAGAGCCATAATGTCTGATATGTTAACTTTTACTATTCAGAGCGCAACACAAGAGTCACAAGAGTGGTTAAAAATCCAAGCAATGAAACTCGCTAAGAAGTTAGGTTTTGTGAGTTCCGAAACCGCTGCTGAGGTTTCAGGGCAAGCAGCACAAACAACAGCGGTTGTTGTAGGTGAGGGCATTAAGACTGCCGCAACTTCAACAGGTGTATTTGCTCGATTAGGTCTGAAATTAATGGAAGTTTTAAAATCCATCATGATGTCAGCATGGGAAGCGATGGCAGCAGCTTGGGCTGCAATGTCAGCAATTCCTATTATTGGTCCTGCATTAGGCGTGGCTGCAGGTATTGCTGCTTTTGCTGGAGTTTCGGCAATTGTGGGTAAAGTGGCTTCTGCTCGAGGAGGTTATGACATTCCTGCAGGTGTAAATCCTATGACTCAGTTACATGAGGAAGAAATGGTTTTACCTAAGCAGCATGCCAATACGATCCGTGCGTTAGGTAAATCGGTGATGGGTGATGGTTCTATGGCACAGCAACCCGCTTATGCAGGTGATATGGGAGCGATGCCACAGGTCAATATTCAAGCATGGGATTCTAAAGATATAAAACGCTTTATGAAAAAACATGGTCGTGAATTGGCGGGCGGTCTAAAAGGGTATGGGCGTAATTTTGGCAAATAAGGAGTAGTGCGTGTCTGATGAATTATTTCCTGAATTACCAGGATTGGAATGGGAGCTGACAAAGACTCCCATTTTTAATACCAAAATTATGACATCCATCAATGGTCGTGAGCTTAGAGCGAGCTATCAGGCAGTTCCAAAATATAACATCACTATGTCCTTTGCTTTCTTGCGAGAGAGCAAAGGGCGAAATGAGTTACAGCAACTAGAAGGCTTCTTTACCGAGCGCCGTGGTGCTTTTGATTCATTTCTCTACAAGATGCCAGATGACAATCAGTTTGAATGTACTTTTGTTGGGGATGGAAGCACAACAACCTACCAAATCTTCAAAAAAATGCATTCTCTACATATGCCAGTGAGCAACACGATGCAGATGACTCAACCGATTAATCCTAATATGTGGAATCAAGTTGAAACCAAAAATATGTGGGATAGCAACATTGAAAAACCCATGTGGAATAACGAAATGGCGGGTATTAGTAAGGATGGGAAATATATGCTGAATACACCGTTGGCAGTCGGTGAGGTGGTCACAGTCAAAGGCACATTCTTTTATCGTTGTCGTTTTGCTGATGATGAACAACAGTATTCCAATTTTATGGCCAAACTGTGGAAAGCACAAAAAATTGAATTGGTTGGCTCTTTAGGAGTAAAGGTATGAGACAAGCATCAGCACAATTAATTGCCTTATTGGATCAAGATCAATTCCTAATGGCAGACCTTTATACGATTACCACAGTACAAGGTGATGTATACCGCTACACCAATTATGATTATGACTTAATTGTAGCCAACCAAGTTTTTAAAGCCGATGGACCTATAATTAGCCGTGAGGGAATCAGTTTATCACTAGGGATTGAGGTCGATAATCTATCTGTCAGCATTAATACTATAAATGATCAGCATTTTAATGATGTGCGTGTGGTTCAGGCTTTTCACAATGGTCAAATGGATGGTGCGCGTTTTAAGTTAGAACGGATCTTTATGGATATGCATACGCCTACAGATACAAGTGCAGGAACCTTAAAATTATTTGAAGGTCGAATTATTGAACCTGAACTCGATCGAAATGTGATTGATTTTAATGTGGCATCAGATATTGATGATCTTCATATTCAAATGCCACGTAACCTATACCAACCAAGTTGTTCCAATACTTTATTCGATTATGGTTGTGGTTTGCTGCGTGATAATTTTGCTATAAGCACAACGATCGAGGTAAACAGTAGTACTTCACAAATTGTATGTACTTTGACACAACCACAAGGTTGGTTCACGCAAGGCGTAGTAGAGTTTTTAGAGGGTGGGAATAAAGGTTTGAAGCGCACGATTCGTTTGCATGAGTCTGGCACTTTAGTACTGACATTACCTTTACTTGAGCAACCTAAAGCAGGTCAGAAAATTAAAGTGTATCCTGGATGTGATAAACGTTTAGATACATGCACTAATCGCTTTAATAATCGTAATCGTTTTGCAGGGAAACCATTTATTCCTGTACCGGAGACTGCTGTATGAAAAATCTAGCAGCAGTTGAAGAAGCTAAGACTTGGTTGGGTACACCATACCATCACCAAGGGCGAGTAAAAGGTGTCGGAGTAGATTGCGGTACCTTAATCTGTGAAGTGTATGAAAAAGTGGGCTTAATGGATCATTTGGATCCACGACCTTATCCCCCTGATTGGCACATGCATCAATTGGGTCAACGATACTTAGAGCATGTGAAAAGTGTATGTTTTGAAGTCGATGAACCACAGCCGGGTGATATTGTTTTATATCACTTTGGTAAATGCATCAGTCACGGTGCCATCGTTGTGGAATGGCCAACGGTGATCCACTCATATATCCATCAGGGTGTCATTATCCAAGATGGTACCAAAGGAAGTTTAGCCCGGCGAATAGCTGGGTTTTTTCGTATGAAGAGGCTGAAAGAATAATATGGGTGGATTATTTGGTGGTGGTACCACAAGTACAACTGAAACGCGTATTAACTCCATGCGTGTTCAGCAATCTGCATATGGTCTTTGTCAACCATTGGTATATGGTAAAAATCGAGTGACTGCCAATATGTTTTGGTATGGTGATTTTACTGCAACACCGCATACCACGGTGACTAAATCAGGGGGTAAAGGTGGTAGCTCTAAAACTCGAAATACAACATTTACCTACAATGCTTCATTAATGCTTGGGCTATGTGAAAATAAGATCCGAGATATTGGGATTGTATGGCGAGACAAAGATCAGATCATCAATAAAACTGAAAATGATGTAACCAAAAGCCCTATTGATCAGTTAGGTTTTGAATTATTTGATGGTAATGATAATCCGCGTTGGGGATATATACAGACCAAGCATCCAGATCAGGCATTACACTATCCTTTTCTTGGTTATGTTGCCTGTGCGAATTATGATTTAGGGAATAACGCAAGTCTTTCCAATCATACCTTTGAAGTCATTAGCGATATTACACTGTCAGATACAGTGCATGATGCCAATCCTGCTGATGTAATTGAGGATTTTATTACACATCCACGCTACGGTGCGGCACCTATTTTAAATATGGCTGATTTGGCAGAATTTAGAACCTACTGCCGAGCAGCAAATTTATTAATTAGCCCTGCATTTACAGAACAAGCTGAAGCGTATGAAACGATCAATACGATTGTTGAGGCGGTGAATTGCGCAGTGGTACCCAGTCCAGATGGTTTAAAAATTAAAACCTATGGCGATACCGCTTTGACTGGACATGGTGTTACCTTCACGCCTGATTTAACTCCTGCTTATCATTTAACAGATGATGATTTTATTGGTGAAGATGAGCCTATCAGAGTGCGCCGTAGTCGTGATACGGACGCTTTTAATCATACGCAAATTGAATATACCAACCGTTATAACCAATACAATACGGAAACAGTGGAAGCCAAAGATCAAGCCAATATTGAAATGTTTGGTCTGCGTACAGAAGACGCGGTAAAACTTGATTTCTTTTGTGAGCCTAAAATTGCTCGGCATGCCTGTCAACTACGTTTACAGCGCTTGTTGTATGTCCGAAATGAATACGAATTTCAGCTTGGTTGGAAGTACTGCCGACTAGAACCCATGGATATTGTGACGATTACAGACATCTCTTTAGGGTTGGATCAATTTCCTGTACGAATTACACGGATTGAAGAAGACGATGAGGGTTTGCTCACCGTTACAGCAAATGAGTTGTCCGTTGGATCTTACTCAGCCATTGAATATGACCTACAAGCATCTAATGGTTATCAGGGAGGAAATGAAGAACCAGGACATGTGAATGCACCTGTCATTTTTGAACCACCTCTAGATTTGACCAATGGTATCAATCAAGTGTGGATCGCTGTATCAGGTGGGGTGAATTTTGGTGGTTGTAATGTCTGGGCGAGTTTAGACAACACTACTTATGACATGATTGGGACCATTTATGGTTCAGCGCGTTATGGTCAATTGGTTGTCGCTATTGATGCAGATGACACGGCATTGCAAGTCCAGCTTAATACACCCAGTCAAATGTTCAGTGGGACTTTAGAGGATGCTGAAGCGGATGCGACATTATGTTTGTTGGGTAGCGAATATTTGAACTATCAAGTGGCAACACTCAATGGATCAGGTCTGTATACATTAGATGATGTACTACGTGGACGTTTTAATGATGCTCAAGTACATATTGCAGGTGAGCCATTTGTCCGTATTGATAAAGCGATTTTTGAACATAGTTTTAATAAAAATCTTATTGGCAAACAGATCCATTTGAAATTTACTAGTTTCAATGGCTTACAGCAGCAAGAGCAAACGTTAGATGAAGTGACTGCTTATAGCTACACATTGGTAGGTGGAAAGCCTGCAGGTGTAAAAGGGCTCTCATTACAGTCACCATTTATCGGTACGAGTTTTAAAGTGCAGTGGCAAACTGTTGTGGGTGCTTCGGGCTATATTGTACAAGTGCTTTCAAATGGTATCTTGCTACGTGAAGTTGAGACAACCAATACAGACTATAGTTATTCTCTTGAGGAAGCGAAATCTGATGGCTTGGGGCGTTCCTATACAATTCGGGTGGCTAGTGTTAGTGGTGGTAATGTGGGTTTATTCGCAGAGTTGAATATCAGTAATCCAGTTCCTACAAAACTTTTAAATGTATATACCACAGCAACTAAAGATACATTAACTGTAAGTTGGAATCCAAGTGAAGCACCTGATTTAAAAGATTACGCAGTTTGGATGAGTCAAACGGAAAACTTTGATCCGAGTTCAATTGTACCAACGTGGGTCGGGTCAGATCTATCTCATACATTTGAAAAGCTTACATCTACAACGATTTACTATGTGCGAGTTGCTGCACGTGATGTATGGAAAGATACAGTTTGGAATTATTCAGATCAGTATGTTCAAAGTACTTCTGAAACTTAAATCTGATTAACAACATGAGCACCCATTTTGGGTGCTTTTTTTTATGGATGAGATTTTTATGCCATTACCAGATAAGAGCACACTGATTGGTGCAAATGTTACAGAACAGGGGTTCAAAACTGCTTTAGGTGAGTTTGTTGACAATGCCTCATCTAAAGAAGATGCGAAGTCTAAAGCCGACGCTGCTCAAGCTAATGCAATTTCTGCTGCGGCAATTGATGCGAAGTCTAAAGCCGACGCTGCTCAAGCTAATGCAATTTCTGCTGCGGCAATTGATGCGAAGTCTAAAGCCGACGCTGCTCAAGCTAATGCAATTTCTGCTGCGGCAACAGATGCGAAGT